GCTGTTCCGGCTGTTCCGGCAACGGATGATTATCTGTTTCCACCAGCTCGGCATAACCTTTTTTAATCAGTTCACGACCGTGTTGTTCCTGCGTTTCAAGTTGCTGCCCTTCGGTAACCACATGACCGCCGAAGTAAATTGGCTTCAGTGCTTTCAGTTTCATTTTTTTCACCTGTAAAAAAGCGGCCCGAAAGCCGCGTTAATTATTATTCACCACTTGGTGCTGGAACAGTGAACGCGCCGTAAATGAAAGCTTCAGGACGTTTTACAGCCAAGGCCAGACGTTCTTCACAACGGATGGAGATCATGTTTTTCTCGAAGTCGTCAGTGTTCTCAGTTGAGATAACTACGTTCGTCTCTTCACGATCAAAGATTTGCGCGCCTGCGCTGAAAGCCCCGGTAAGGAATTTACCCTGGAAAGCCGCTGCTTCCGTTGCCACTACCGGTAATCCCCACAATGTAGGGCCAGTAAGTGCAGACGGATTAGCAAAAATATAACGACCAAGGCTGTCTTTAGTAAGCTCGATCTTAGCCCAGTCGATGAAGTGCACAACGTGACCGGAAGCTGGGAAGCGAGCCAATTGAGCCTGCAACATTGCCAGTCGAAGATCATCAATACCGTTCTGATCGGCTACCTGGAATGATGCTGCATATGCGGTTGCCTGCGGTATAATACCGTCAAGGTGTGCTCCCGTACCGTCACCGAAAAGAATTTCCTGTTCTTCAACATATTTCAGACTAAAACGCATTTCGGCATCGACCTGCGACTGCAACTGTGAGAAATCATCCAGAATCTGTTTAGACGCTTTGAACAGATGTGCAATTGTTCGAACCGGGGTTATTTTTTCCGCAAACTGAATATTGCTGTACGGTTTCGCCGTGTTTTCTGCCACAACCGAAGCATTGTTTGTGAAACCGGTCTGTTGTACCCAGTAAATGGTATTGGAACCAGTAGTACCAGGGGCAATAAGATCACGAATGAACAAGCGCTGTTTAGGCGTTGAATCAATACCCGGTAGTCGGTCTGGTGCAACAATGTTGCCGGGTACATCAGTTGAGATCAGTGCCGCATTTACAGGAATGGAAATTCGCTGGCTGGCAGCAACACCAGCAGCAAAAGTTTTCAATGCTTCAGCGGAAATCACCTGCTGACCAACCGATTCAACAACTTTCTTCGCTGCTGCCAGCGGCATTTGTGCAACATGCTGTTCAAGATCGCCAACTGCTGCCTTCAGCGTTTTTTCTGCATCTTTCAGGGCATTAAATTCAACGGCCATTTTGTCGACAGTGTCTTTCATTTCCGCCGACAACTTACCGTTCTTCTGCGCTTCAGTCAGCGCCTCTTCCGCTTTTGCATTGAACTTGCTGGTAGCCTCTTCAATACTGGCTGTGACTTTTTTCAGAATTTCATTTACTTCAGACATAATTGATCCTTAATTGACAAACGCAGACAGTGCGTTTTCAAGTGAAGAGAGGGTTTCAGGTTTGATTTCGTCGGCAGCGCCCGGCATACCGTCAGTGGTAGTGACAGCGCCAGGCATGCCACCGGATAAGGCTTTAATCAGTTTCCGGCGTTCAGAGCGCGGGGTATTGGTTTTCGCTAGCAGCGCATCAAGTTTGCGAAGTGCCGCTGAGGGGGATTCGTCGCCACCAGCAACTTCATCAGCGGAAAGCAGTCCGTCAGCAAGGCCTTTATCAACTGCGTCGCTGCCGCCTATATAACTCTCCGCGTCCATTAGTTTTTCAACAGTTCCCATATCCAGGCCGGAACGGGCGGAATAAATATCAGCCATGGCTCTGTCGAAAGGAGCCAGAGATTCTGCCAACTCTGCAAAGTCGTGGCGGTTGCCGATAGCGAAAACCCAGCAGTTGTGAATCATCAGGAATGCGCCGCGCCCGATCTGAATATCATCACCAGCCATGGCGATAATGGACGCGGCGCTGGCTGCAATTCCCAGAACTTTTACAGTGACTTTCCCCTGGTACTCACGCAACAGGTTGTAAATCGCCAGACCTTCAAACATATCTCCACCGGGAGAGTTGATATTGACGATGACGTCAGCTCCATTCATCGAACGCAACGCGCCAGAAATGCGCTTTGCCGTCACGCCTTCATCCCAGTAGTCTTTACCGATCACATCAAAAATAGAGATAGTGTTGTCATCGCTCGATGCAGCACGAATGCCACCATTCCAGCGCTCAAGCGCTGATGGCATAGGCTCGCTGGTTACGCCCGCGCAGGGACGACCCGCCGGTGCAACCGGAAGTTGTTTTTTTGTCATAGAAAATGGTTCCTAAGCAGCCTGTTTTAGCGGTGTCTGTTCGAAAGGAATATCCGGGAAAACATGGTTATGCAGTTCTCTCAGCGCCAGTGCCTGAACTTGTGGGTTGGCATTTTCAAGGTTTTTAAGCTGGGTAAGATTAAGCTGAACAGTGTAGATATCGCCGCCTTCAATTGGTGGAAGGTTTTCGAGACGACGAACATCATTGCGTGACATCCAACCATTCTGCAAGGCGCTGGTATAGTATGCAGCGCGACCAGCACTATCAGCACGCAACAGGCCTTCAACAGAAAACTCGGCAAAGAGATCATCATCGCCATTAAGCAAACAGCGCGAAATTTCCTGCTCAATATTTATCAAGAGCGGCCTGAGTGTATGCGTCAGGAACAGCAGGTTCATCCCTTCCAGACTTGAAGCCCAACTGCTTTGCTTTGTCGTGTGCCCGACCATAAAAGGCGGTACGCGGAACCAGCGGCAGATTTCCTCAATACTGAATGATCGACTTTCAAGAAGCTGTGCAGCCTCCGGGTTCATCGTGACATTCTGATAGGTCAGCTCGTTTTCAAGCACCATAAGCTTCCCGGCGTTCTTCGAACCGATGAACGACTGAAGATTCTCACGAAGCCTGGCACGCTGTTCTTTAGAGAGCGCTGTTTTTGAAGACAGAAACCCTGTACTCTGTAGCCCGTTTTCGAAGATTTTTGCAGCAGCCTCGTCCACTGACATCGCAGCACCGAACACATCAACCCCCGCCATTGTCGGCATCATGCCGCACACACCATCGAGGCCAAAACCACGAATGTGCATAATGCTATTCAGGGGGATATTCCGCTGGGTACCATTCTCAGTGTACGTGTATTGCAAATGCCCTGTGTCCAGACGCTTCACAACCATGTTCTGCGGCAACAGCGGAATCAGGGATACCAACTTGCTGCCAATAAAACGTTTTTCGACAAAGGCATTACCACGTAAACAAATACTGGCAACGATCATCAGCATAAAACGCGACGGAGTCATCTCTGGGTTAGGTCTCCGACACAGCACCTGATAGGCCGTATTATTCTGCGCCAACTTCCGCGAACCATCTGCCTGCCGTTCGTATATTTTCAGCGGTAACGTAGAAACTGATTCACTAAGAAGCCTGACACATGCCCACACAGCTGAAAGGCGAATCACTTTATCAGCGGTTACGGTTTTACCGCTGCTGCTGGTACCAAACCACTCACGCCAGAATTCACCTGTTGTTAGGCTGATGGGTACACCAAGCCAGTTTAAAAGGGCGCTCTTCACGCGCCCTGGTTGTATATTCTTTGCCATCAGATACCCACTATGATCGGATCATCAAAAAAGCCATCCACATCGCCATCGTCATCTTCGTAACCTTCCGCCGCGCCGATCGCCATAGCAGAAGCCACCACTCCATCAATGCGGCCTGTGCTTTTCTTTTTGGCAAAAATACGGTTTTCTTTCTGGTCTGCCTCAGTAACAGCAGAAGCAGCATTCCAGCGAAGGCAAGGGTTGGTAAGGATCGTGATTGCGCTGTCATCCAACAACATTTCAAAAAGCTCGATGGAATGTGGCATCCAAAGGCCTGAATCCTGTGCTTTGTAGTAGCCCTGACCATGTGGGGTTAGCGGAACAGAAACCGACGCCTGTTCCAGTTCCGGCTCCAGATACTTCATACGGTACTGGTCAAAGGCGATCACCTTTATGTCGAACCGCATGGACAGATCAGCAATGCGCTCAGCGACAAATCCATATTTCACCGCTTTACCTGGAGTTGTGCGGATATATCCCTTCCTCTCCCAAACGTCATAAGGGACACGGTCTGTCTTTGCCCTGTCAGCCAGGGTATCTTTTGGTGTCCAGAACTCCACCAGCAATTTACGCTTTTTAGGGAAGTACAGCGCCAGAGCTGTGAGGTCTCGGGTACCTGACAGGTCAAGGCCCCCATAGCATTCCTCACCATCCAGATCAGCAATGTCGAAATCTTCTTCGCACCCCATCCATACATCACTGCTCATCCACGGGTTGTCTGCATCAACCCACTGGCAGAAATTCAGGCGACGAACAAGACTTTCAGCTGATGGCATGCCGCGAGCCTGAGTGACCTGCTCACGAAGATAGCGTTCGGTGAAAGTATGGCCCAGCGAAGGATTTGCCTTCTTCCAGCAGGATTCATCCTGGAATGGATCTTCCCCCTCATCCAGTGAACAGATAAACGAAAAGAAACTGTCGTCGTCAATCGTTCCTTCAGCAACCTTTCGCCCGTATTCGTGGTAGTCATAGCAGACGCTGGTCTTGTCATGACCACTGTTAGTAATCATAAAAATCAGCGCTTGTCTTCGGCCTTTTGTCCCGGCGCGCATCATTTCTACAACCGTATTGGATTTATGCTCGTGAATTTCGTCAATCAGCGCACAATGCGGTCGCGGGCCGGACTGCCCGTCATCAGAGCTAATAGGTCGGAAGAAAGACCCGGTTTGCAGAAATGCCAGGTTCCATTCCTTACCGGAACCACCGGATTTATGTATCCTTTGCGCCAAAGCTGGGGACTGATCCACCATTGCCACCGCATCACGAAACAGGATCATTGCCTGGTCTTTTTTTGTCGCCGCCGCATATATTTCCGCACGCGGCTCTTTATCTGCAACCAGACAATAAAGCCCCACTCCACCTGCCAACGGTGACTTTCCCGAACCTTTTCCCGACTCCGTATACACCATACGAAATCGTCGGTATCCATCAGTTGTTTTCCAGCCAAAAATCGAGCCAACGATAAAGCACTGCCAAGGTAGAAGTATGAAGGGTTTCCCCTCATAATCCCCGCCGTTGAGCTTCAGCACCTTCGCGAAGAAATCAATCGCACGCTGCGCTGAAGTTGTATCCCATACCAGCCCTCTGGCGTGACAGGATTCAAGGTCTTTCAGGTGGCGTTTACAAGAATTGCGAATATCAGGCCCTGCAATTTCCTTTCCTGATACAACATCCAGCGCATACTGTGTTGCTGGATCAACCGAAGAACTGGTTGAGCGGGTCGTCTTCTTCTTCGTCGCCATTCACTTTCACCTTCGTCCTGGCGGCAGGGGTAAGACCAAATTCAACCAGGTAACTTTTAAAACGGCGATCGGCATCTGCCAACATGGCCACCGCCGGATTCGCCTTAATTAAAAAACCACCTTCGGTCTGAACGGTATACGTCCTGCCCTCGTCAGCGATCGTAAGGCGCAACTGGAGTATGTCGGCGTAAATATCGCAAAGGCGCTCCAGTGCCAGCACGTCAGCCACGGTGAGCACGCCCATGCCGTCAAGCAGCACAGTGAGTTTTCCCCAGGCGACTTTTCCCCAATCTGTAAGGTGGGCTGGAGGGCTGGGTATTTCTCTCGCGGGTTGGGGCTCTTTATCGTTAAGTTTTCGCTTACCCGGATTGCCGGTCACCACTTTCAGGTGGGACGGTTTCGGGCGTCGTCCTGCCATCGGAACCTCCCGGAAAAAAACTTTTCATTTCGCGGTTGTGTACAAAAAGGATGGGCGGCGGTCATTTGTAGTCAGGCTTATGGACTTTTGACCCGCCCTCCCCTCAGATGAGAATTGATTTCATTTGAACCAGTGCGAGTTAGGATCAAGCGGCATGCCGTGCTCATCACAACCGATGACGGTGCCACGTTTCTCCATCCTCTGCTTCGTGGAGTCATGGTGCTGCTTACACAGCCCTTGCCAGTTCTTACGGCTCCAGAAAAGCTTCTGCGCCTTCGCTATTGCCTGACTGTCACCAGAGCGCAGAGCCTCTTTCAGTTTGTGCGGGATGATGTGGTCAACCACCGTTGCCGCTGTCACCCTGCCTTGCTCCTGGCACATGACGCATAAGGGGTGAGCACGAAGGAATGTAAGACGCTCGCGGTCCCACTTGCTGCCGTAGATGCGGGGCTCTTTATTCATGCGGAGGTCCTATTGCTCGAGCAAGCGCTCTATCCTCACAGTGCCATACAGCGTCTGCCGCTTCACTTCGCCGTTTTCTGTTGCCAAGTAACCACGCTCATCGAGAACCGCCGAGATCACTTCACCTTTCTCATCATCAGCCGTGTAGACGTGTTTAACCTCTACGCCGTCGAGATAGACGGTGTATCGTTCCTGAGCGAGATTAATTTTTCTGCCTAGATCGTCATCTAATACAGTGAGACGCATATAACCTCCTAGAGCACGTCATTAGCAGCGCAAGACAGCGTAATGATTTTATTACTCATGATACGTTTCCTTTTAGACGTGAGCCTGTCGCACGGTAAAGCCGCCAAGAGGTAACGGTTTACCCAGGCTCACTACTGAAAGACTCTCTTTGATGTGCGCGTGCGATGCGCTTCGGTGTTACTACCAGGAGTGTTCGTATGCGATGTTGGTCAGTTCATCAGACAGTTCACTGATGGTATAAGCTATAGCCATTTTCTGTTCTCTGTTAAACGATGCCCACAACTGACGCAAAGGATCGCTTAGGTGGGTTTGCCAGTGTTCACCAGCACTAAGCTCCTCCCAACCACTGGGCAGCAGGCAAAGACCGCGTCCATATTTTTCTTCATCCGGTGTTAGAGGTGGTAATGGATTTTCCGCCGCACTGGTGTCGTTACCCCATGCACCAACGACAACACGCCCACCACCAGCAAGATGAACCGTTACGCCCTTTTCACCAATTTCAACAGCATTGTTCATCAGTAATCTCCAGGGGTCATAGTTATCGCAGGCACTCAGTGAATGCCTGCTGTACTGAGCATTCAGACGTAGTGGAACCTTTTCCATATCTCCAGAAATGAATATTTCAATGAGTAGAAATCAATTCGACTCACTATTAGGGAAAAAACTAGTCCCTACATTAGATGACTGCAATCCGCAGCCATCTCCATTGAAAAAATTCAAGGAGATACAAATGATTGATCAATCAGTAATTGATTTACTTAACGCACTTTCCCCTTATGCTGTACCCATAATCGAATTCCTAATGCACTGGGCGAAACTGCAGCTTCAAAAACGCTATAACAGGAAATAATTCAGGTAATCGTTATCCCAAACATCTTAAGCTGGTTTACCTTCTCTTCTATCCTGTTATTAAGCACAGCCACTGCATGTGGTCGTATTGCATCCACAAAAGCGCTATCCTGATAAGCAGATTGGATTGTTACCCCAAGCCCTTCACCACTCTCCAGAATGCTTTTCTGTCGCTGTAGTTCTTTTATCTCGTTATTGATGTAATACGCTTCACTTAGGTTCTCTACGTTCACGACCTGGCTCCTTCCTGCAGTTAGCCTGCACTGATTTGTTGTGCGCCAATATGTCCCGCTTCGTCTGCTTATCCAGTACGGCAATATCGTGTTCAGTGAGGTAGATGATGCTCACCCAGTCACAGGCCGTGTCCGTAACTTCAGGTTTTGCGGGTATATTTCTCCCGCAACTCGCGGTCAACATCGTCATCAGGAAGATGATTAACAGTCTGCTGAACATCCCTTGCTCCTTTCGTTGTCTCTACCCGGCGTTCTGCAACTGCTTCAGTAGCTGCTGCACGTTCTTCGGTGCGCTGGATTGCCGCTTTGGTCTCAGCGATACTGGTACCGCGAGATTTACCCAGACCAAAAGCACCTGCAATTGCTGCCAGGACAGCAACAACCAGGCCAATAATCATTTCAAGTCCCATATGACCTCACACCAGTGCAGCTTTAGCTTTGGCGTAACGTTCACGACGGTCTTGAATGCCGTTCTGCCCGCCGTTGATAATTTGCGTGACGCGTTCCACATCCCCCGAATGCAGGAGACAACCGCGTAGCGTGAAATACCACGCCGCCGAACGGGCCGAATGTCGCTCTTGCGTCAAAAGTTCTGGCGTACTGACAAGGTCAAGCTTCAGCGCCGAACCACATTTGGTGTAGTTCTCACGTCCAGTGATTTGCAGCAGGCCGCGACCGCGATATTTCCAGCCATCACCCGGGCTGTTATTACCCATGCGGTCACCGTAAACCAGATTGGCGATTTGCGGCTGGTGAGCGACCTGCTTACCATCAACGCGCCCCAGCATTTCGCACTGATACGGCGTCAGGCGCTTACTAAATGTTTTCTTCAGCCCGTTTACCGAGTAGTTGAAGCTCTCTACCAGAGAGGTAAAACCAGCAGATTCATGCCCGACTTGTGCAATGAACATGGCCTGATCATTAATTGCTGTGATGCCAAACTCTTTCATTGCTGCATCGATGTGCGGAAACCAGCGCGCAGCTAATCCGGCGCTTAAACCAGCCGCCTGCTGAAATTGTGATTGTTTCATGTGATTAATCCGAAATTGAGGCAGGACAAAACTCAAATCAAAGGATGTGATGTAATACCCGCGAAACAGAGTTTGACTAAAGTCGACACTCCACCTCATTAAAACAACACAAAGCCTCGAACTTTCAGGGAAGCGGAGATGTCGCGCTTCCCTTTTTTATTTCTGAAGAATGTTAATTAAGCGTGCCAGGTTCCCCCGTGCGCGAAGCACGATGGCACAGATGATCAGATTGACGATGACCACCATCCAGTGAGACTCCTGATAGAGGCCGAACAGATACCGGAACGGGATGCTGGCATATATCAGCACAACAAAGTAGGCCAGCATAGATATCATCGGGCGATGTCTCGCCCCGTCACGTTGGTAGAACATCAGAACAAGAACGATGACCCCGCAGATTAACGCATTGATCATCGCTGAAGGATCACTTGTTACCATTACTGGTCCCTCCTCCGCGCAAACGAGAGAGAATGCCAAACAGGCTACCCAAATCCTGGCTGTTGACGAAAGTCAGTAGCTTAATGGCAATTGCTGCAACGAGTACCGCACCCAGCGCGTCAAGTGGCCTGTCGCTGTATCCAGTCCATTTAGAAAAAAACGAGCCAACTAGCGGAGCGCCAAGAACGCCAAAGATGAATGACGTGATGAAATATCCCACCAGCTTAAAGCGGCTGATGTTCACCGCCGTCGCAACGTAGAACACTGCACCTGCAAAGGAACCAAACACTACGCCGTAATCAATGCCGGTTGCCAGGCCAAACATGCTGGCCCCCATCAGTCCACCAGCCGCTACAGTAGTGCCAGAAACAGGATCGGACATTTAGCCCCCTCTTATTACTGTGAGTCCTCTCAGAACGAGGGGAAAGAAAAAAGGCCCACCGAAGTGAGCCTTATAAATTTGTTGTGCTTAATTATTTACAGACAAAAAATGGTGAGATCGATGAAGGAACATCGGCTCTGCACGCTGGGCACCAGGATTGGGGGATTATTCTTCCGTCCTCCATTTCCCGGTCACCAAAGTCTTCTAAACGATAAAACACATGATACCCAGCCCTTCCTGAACATTCAGGGCATGACTTGAGGGAGACTCCCTCGCGCATCACTTTCAAAGAACGTCGTAAAGGTTTAGCGCAACTGCCACATTTACTCATACCTTCTCCTTGCTGTGTGGAACACCATTACTAGCAGGGAGAAAAGAGGCAATCTATGAGACAGTTCACGGAAACAGTACCTTAAGGCCGTGTCTAAGTGACCACTCTTAACACAGTAAATGATAAACTGCGGACCGCGTTAATGATTTTTTTGCTAAATCATAGTAATTTTAGGGCCATGTCTCTTGATTTAATTGGATCAGTAATGACTACAGAAGAACAAAAGAAGACTAGAAGAGTACGTGTGGGCTTTTTTACTGGTAATGGAAGCAAAAAAGACGGCCCGTCAGTCGCAAAACTCGCCTTTGAGCAAATGCTAGGGGCTGCTCCTGTATCGTTTCCTTATATTCATACAGCTGAAACACAGAATCGAGGACTGAAGCTAGTAATCCTTGATAAAGATGACAAGCAGCATAGCTATTTTGGTTATATATCTTGGAGGAGGGACTGTCTTTTGCCTTTCATTGAAGACGGTCTGACTGGAAGTGAAAGAACTATCCCGTTGAATGATAAAGACTCTGTTGTTGAGAGAACCTACTTTATTTACCACTACGAAACCGATCTGTTGGTAATGACACTTAATCATTTGGGACCAAAAGTGAATGACTTATCCTTCATTCTTTACAATAAAACTCAAATGCAGAACATACGGTTCGAAGCAATTTGGAAGCAGGAGAGCATGAAAAATCTTCTTGAAGATGGCAACATCTTACGAAGCTTTGACCTAACAGTTGCGGCCCCGAGAAACTTTAATAAATCTAACTATCACTTCAAGCATGAGTTGACTAAAGACATAGTTGATATGGTTGTTGGTATGGGCGGTTCGCACCTTAGACTGAATATGCGCGGACGAATTCGCCCAAAGAAAGCTGGCTTCAACTATCTTAAAACTTGTGTAACTGATGCAATTAAAGAGTTGATTGAACTGTTTCCTAAAGGGGCCGGTGGATTACAAATCAAAAAGATCGATGTTACGGAACCGTCTAATACAACACCTACAAGCTTGCTGGATCAGGTTCTAATTAGTACCCACACAATCGTAGTTAAAAGCGGTTATCCATCTGATTCTGATATCAGAATAGCTATGACATCTGCTAAAATTAAAAACTTAGCTTACCTTGCTCAGTTTGAGCTTGCAGTAAGATCATAAAATTTTCAAGGAGGTTACAATGAGAGTGTTTCTGACTCTACTTTGGAAAGTAGCCCTCCTTTTAGCCATAACGTATGGTGCTTCATTGATTTTTAAACCCATGGAACACACTGATGTACTGACCACCGCAGGGGTCCTATCAACCGTTTCAGGGATTCTGTTTGGTTTTGTTCTCGCTGCCATCTCGATTTTTAGTAACGCAAACAGCGACGAAGACGGAGCGATAAATGCACTCAAAAGGAATAACATTCTTCCTTTGATAATCAATCGATTGTTGTCAACAGGTGCAACATTGATTGTTGCTTGTTTTTTCCCGTTAATAGCAATGTTTCTTCCAAATGATTTGCTTGTAAAAGGGAATCCTATTGACTATTTGTTTATCTTGCTTGGTCTTTCTTCACTACTGATTTCTTTGTTCACCTTTTCAAGGTGTTGGTATTCACTTCGTAACATTTTTCCCTATTTGTAAAACAGGCTCTATCAAAGAGCCTGTTTTTTCGCTAACTGTCAGCCGTCCATTTCGAGCTTTACATCCAGCATACTCAGACAACCGTCTATAAAACCCTCTGCCATTTGAATCTCGATACGTATCAATTTTTCATCCTTCTTGCGCGATCTCGCTATCTTACGTTTAGAAATGCCATACAAATAATGCGCAACCAGTAGTGAATGCTCATAAGGCTTTCGCTTCTGAAGTCGGGCTAAGCAACCTTCTATGATAAGGGCATCATCATCAGTGCATGAAAGACGTGTTTTGTTTGTCTGAGGAAGAAGCCCTTTAAAGCCAGCTGCGATTGGTGAATAATCGACGCCTGAACTATCACTCGCAGCCCAACCACCCCAGCGCTCTAATACCATCTGAATATCTCGCATGTTATCTCCACTGTTCATGCAAGCACGCCAATTGCAAGCGCGCGATCGATAAAACGAAATATCAACTCCAGCTGCGAGCCGTATTTCTCTTCGAATGCCACGGTATCCGCATGTAACTCATCGTGATGCTTTCTGCACAAAGGCAACACCCAGAGATCATGCGCTTTTGTCCCCATGCCGCCCTGACCGTGACCTATCAGGTGGTGCGGATCATCTGCCTGCTTACCACAGCAGGCGCACGGCTGGGCCTTCACCCAGCGCGTGTATTTCTCATTTTCCCAGCGTCTCCGCTTCGGGCGTAGCATGAAGCTTTCCGGCGATTCCGGATCAATCCTGAGTGTCAGTACCTTCTTCGCCTTCTCCTGCACAATGCTGGTGGCCGGTAACGAGGGCACAATATCGCTTTCTCGCATGATCGATTTCGGTTCTTCAACCGGCAATCTCAGCGCCTTATGTGCAACACTTTCAGGAATAACATCGCCCAGATCATTTCTTACCATCCACCAGCACAGCTCCGGGAGGGTCAGAACATGCGACTCAGAGAAACCTAAATCTGTTCGAATGACTGACAAAATCCAGGATACCAGGTTTTTGCTGGCTATACCTGCAAGCTGTTCCGTGTGTTGACCAGCGAGGGTGTGATCGCAGTGCCAGCACAGCCGGATGCTACCAGGCTGATGGCGCATTATCGTGAAATTCTTGTCGTGCCATGTTGAATGGGGCCACTGGCATTCGAACTTTTTGTTTAACCAGCCATCAAGCGAAGACAATCCACCAGCGCGCTGAATAACGCGCTGATTTTCAAATATCCCACTCATTACCGGATCGTCTGCCAGTGGTTGAACCGCTGCCGGCACAGGACCAGTATCGTAAGAGGCCATGCTTTCAGGTTCTGGCTCGAGTAAAACCCGACCGCGCATGAATAGCGGCATCAGTTCAGCGCCGGGGCGGAAAAGCACAACCCCCATTCGATGAGCTATTTCAGGAGTTAACAACGCTCTCACAGCAACCTCACCCGACCAGATCGATAAGCTTCATCAACTCAGCAAATTTTGACTCGAAGAAATGTGGCTGAGTCTCGCGCGGGTTTGCTGGACTGGTAATGTTTTTCCCAAACAGACAGCCTTTCGCAGTAAGCGACCAGAACTTTTTAACTCCATTGATACCTGAACGGCTCTGGCGCTGTTTCTGCTCAACAATCCCCTGCCGGGACATCATGTGATAGACCTGATTGGCAGTGATCCGGAGATTATTAGCCTTGAGGAGGGCGCTTAGTGATTGCGTAGGTCGACTAGACCCGTCCTGTGCGCCTGCTGGTGCATCAATTGCATAATGCGGCATCAGGTCTGGCAGTCCTGCAACTTGCTGCAGTTTATGGTACGCCCCAAGCTTTGATGAATTTGAGAGGTTCAGCATTTTGGCGGCTGATTCGAGCAGGATAATACCGGCCTGAATCTTGTCAGATGTTGGCGCGTTCGATGGCGGTGTCTGTGCTGCATCAAAGGTCCGGATAACCTTCAGATTGAATTTAGGGCTTATCCACATTGCGTAAGAGTAAACCAGCTCTTTGCACACGAAAGTACCCTGGTTGTTACCACCAGCAACGGTGATAATTGGGGCCGCTCCTGTGATATCAGGAGCGCTCGAAATTTCGGCGATTAGCTCTTGAGTCTGGGAAAGTGAAGCCCAGTTGGAAGGTTGATGCCGTTTCTCACCACCAGAAGCCCGGTGTAAATCATTCAAACAGAAACGACCATCAATATCACGGCGTACAGAAACGCCGTCAATCACAAGTAATTGACTCATTGTTTTCTCCACTGTTTTAGTGCGAAGGGGACTGCACTCCCGTTTCGCTTGCACCGGATAACCATACCCTGAATTACCCATGTTTTGCTCTAGCAAGATGATATTTTTTCCTCAAATTTCTTGATCGAGATCTCTACTCTTCCCCCTTTCACTACTGGCCCCCACTCCACCAGCATTCTTTTCACCTGGCTGTCGTCCTCCCAGATCCCCGCGTGGGTAAGAGCGTCGAACAGCGCTTTGTTGTAGTTATCCAGATCCCGGATCCGGTTGTCCGGTGGGAACAGGATTATTTCAACAGCCGCCGGTGACGATGACGGCTTCGGGAGCATGCGCAGTTGTTCAATGATTGCCGCACATGCTGACGACTGGAACTGGCGACCTTTGGCACTTATCAGGTGACGTCCCGCCAGCGGCCCCTTATTCGGGGCGCGCCAGTACGTGTTCACACTCGGAGGAAACGGCAGCACCAGTTTCATACCGTGATCCCCTTGTTTTTGAGATAGGCGATTGCGCGGTCCTTCGCACCATCCTCACCATTCACAAGCGCATGCAGCAGGGAATCTGCATCAGCAACGTTCTCCAGATCGTTGATGGCTATTCCCCGCGAAACGCCACGCGTCAGGGTGATAGCCCCTTTCCTCTCCAGCGCGCGCAGATGATCCGCAGCGGCATTTGGGGAACTGCATCCCAGCAGCCCCGAAAGTTCTGTATTGGTTGGAGGATAGCCATGCTCGCGTTGAAAGCTGATCAAGGTCTCCAGTACATGCTGCTGGCGAGCCGTGAGAATTTCTTTCACGCGCTTTCCTCCAGAATGTTGACCATCTGAGCAGAAGCAACGGCAATGATCTCGCTGGTGGGCATACGTTCAAGCCATAGCTGATTGATATTGCGTTTCAGCTTGTTCTGCTGTGACTCAGTCAGGGCGTCGACTCCATCCACCTGGTTAAACACCAGACCAACCTCGAGAGGCCAGATACGCGATTCGACTTCTGGCAATTTCAGCGGCGCAGTTGGTTGTACTGTTTCTTCCTGCCGGGCCTTGCCAGCGGCAAATGTGGCCAGCAACATAAACGCCTTCCCTTTTTCCTCCAGATCGGTACGGCTGATGTAGCTGAAACGCTCGCCGCGCCAGGACTTATCGAACACGGCGATTGCACCAGCAAAAAATGCGCTGGTGGGTTTTTGCTTTTCATCCAATGGAACGAACCATGATGGCAGGTCGAAACCAATACGACCTCGAATGAACATGATGTGATCGGCATCTTCCGGCCACCATGTTTCACTTGTGGCTGACTTAATGAGGTAGATATATCTCCCTCCTTTTTCACGCATCACCATTGTGTAATTCATGATGTGGGTCATGCCAGTGATCGCTTGCTTTTCATGGTACTGAGAGCGGCTATATGGTGGATTCGCAAACGCGGCACCGCCCAGTTCCTCCAGCCGTTCAGACCAGTCCTGCGTCAGCGCATTATCTTCGGCGGTGTACCAGACAGGACACTTCGCGTTATCGTCGTCAGCAAACAGATCCAGAACCAACGGCCCGAATATTGCGTTGATCCCCCAAAACAACAGATCCGGAGTACGCCATTGATCGCCAACCTCTTTCAGTTCGTGGGCTGGTTTGCTGCGCAGTTCCGCCAGCGCCTGGCAATATTTGTTTGTCATTATCCCCTGAACCCCTTTGGAATTTTGGTATCAACCGGACCGAACTTCATTGGGTCATGTTTCTTTTCGCCCCAGCATTCACGTGGCGGACGCCCCTTTTTGTCCCAGCGGATGCCGCTTTGCAGATACCCCTCAAATTTTTTCGGGCCAAACAGTGTTTCAGGGCGCATGTACTGGTACTGCTCATCATTACCGTTCCAGTGCTCGTGTTTCAGGTCGATAACCAGTTGCAGGTCAGCAACGCTGTAACCTTCACGCAGACGAGCACGAATGTTTTCCAGCGAGGTTTTTGATTTCTGATAGCGTGAACCGCTGACCTGGTTCAAGTGGGTTAAAACCAGAATGGCGTTATCGGTGATCGCAACTTCAGGGTCTGGTTGCAACGCAACCGGACAAGAAGGTTTTATGATCTGTTTGTGGTGATCTGGGTAATGATCTGTATAGAGAATAGGTTCCGCGACTTCGCGGTTATGGTTCCGCGATTCTGCGTTTTCGGTTCCGTGATTCTGCGAAATAGGTTCCGTGACTTCGCGTTTCCCGTTCCGCGATTCTGCGGAATCCAGTGTTGTAGGGAATAAAGCCTCGATTAATGCCTCACCGTCGATACGGTAGTGCGTCTTTTTCGTACCGTTTACCTGCTTTTGCGCTTTATCAACAATTCCAGGTAACCAGCGAGTGCAAATCTTGTTTACCAGTCGCTGTACCTGGTCTTCACTGACTCCACGAATTTCCGCAGCTAACTCACTGTGCTCTTTGTAGAACCAGCCATCCTTCAGGTCTGATTTCCCGGACCAGAAGACCAACTGGTTGAGAACTGCCCCCAAAGCATGTGCCTGCTGATCACCGGAAAAAAAATCAAGGTAAGGGACCGGGATTGTTATTGCGTTGCGCTGGCCCGACAGCGACTGAACGATTTCAAATATCTGGCTCATGATCGTCCTTTATCTCAGTAAACTTGCGCTGGAACTGTTCGAGCGGGCTGAAGCATTCATGCTCATAGCCTTTGCGCAGGTAGATAACGCGGTGAGTTTCCGGTTCCCATCGGATAACGCGGACGGGGATACCGTAGTGGTCCTTGAACCATCGGTTAAGTTCTCGCATAAGGATTCCCCTCTACGGCGCCATACCCCCACAATTGCCATCGCCCGACTGTGGTTACAGGGAACCCAGCGGCCTGATACCATGCGCTCATACCGAAACATGATGTAACCCCGAACGGGGAATGCACGTAGTTGCGGTATGCGGTTCTTTACCGTTAAACTGTTCATGCGTTAGTTTCTCCACTGATACGACACGCCAAGGCGCCCGGAGCTGCACACTCGCGGGCGTCACTCTTTTTCGGCGCACAAAAAACGCGGAAAAGAAGCGTTAAGTGTTCCTGCCATTTAGCCATCACCTGATAGCTGTTCTCTTCGATCTGAGCGCGTTCCTTCTCATCAATCACACCGTCGGCGGTTGCCTTGCGAACGTACTGTGAATGCTTGCCAATCCACTCGACTGACTCCATCAGGCGCTGGTTGATATCGCCGTTCTCAATCTCTTCAACATCAGCCAAAGGCACAAAAACACCGTTGGAGTGACGTGCGATAGCATTCGCAATATGGTTTGAGCCACCAGCTCTCTGTAACACCATTGCCCAGCCAAGCGGGAAGATCTGATCACCATCAGCCCGAAGGCGGTTAAACAGTGCATTTTCGGTAACGCCCAACCACTCAGCAGCCTCGGCATAACCGCCAGGCAATTCGGTGATCGTCTTTTTGATTGCGCCCACCAGCCAGGATGGTTGCTTATCAACTTTCCATTCGGGTTCTTTTCCCACGGCTTGTTCCTCTCTTCTGTGGTTATAAAAAACGAAATATTTGTTACTGTTTTGGATAAATGTCAGGACGAAGATCGGATTTGCTGATAATTCCAGAAGTGGTTTCTTCCAGCTTTTTAGCTAAGGAAAAACCGGCTTTTTTGTAACCATTAAAAACTAAGCGCAGGTAGCCAGGTGTTGACCCAACGCTTCCGGCTAAATCACCTTGTTGCTCTTTGGTTAAAGAGTCCCAATACTCTTTCATGATATGTACCTCCTGTGTACATATTACACGAAAGAAATGAACCATCAAGGTACTTGTACCACTGAGGTACACATTGTTTAATTTACTAATGAAAACTATCCAGGAAATCAGGCGGTTAAACGCCAGAAAATTGAGAGATGGTGTTGGCGGTAATACTTACTTTGCTAACATGATCGATCGCGAGCCAACCCAGACCAGCAGGTTCATGGGAGAAGGTGCCACCAAAGGTATTGGTGACACTATGGCCAGACACATCGAAAAATGTTTCGATCTTCCTCAGGGGTGGTTAGATACAGAACATCAAACTACTAATGTTGCAAAAGAACCTGATGTTTCCGACACTAATAGAAACATTACTATGGTTCCCGTTATATCCTGGGTGCAGGCAGGAGCATGGACCGATTCTGGTTATGCTGAGGTAGATTTGAATAGTGTTGAAACCTATCCTTGTCCCGTGCCATGCGGGCCTATGACATATATCCTACGTGTAATTGGAGACTCAATGATCGACGAATATCGTCCTGGCGATATGATTTTTGTCGATCCTGAGGTCGCTGCAACGCATGGTGATGATGTCATAGCCCTAATGCATGATTCTGGTGAGACAACATTTAAAAGGCTTATAGAAGACAGTGGTGCAAAATTTCTCAAAGCATTGAATCCTAACTGGCCTGAGCCGTACGTCAGGATTAATGGAAATTGCTCAATAATTGGTACTGTAGTTTTCTCAGGAAAGCCCAGAAGATACAGACATAAACCTTAATTTTTCACAGTAAACCTGCTTCGGCAGGTTTTTTTATGCTTGACAATGTACCCTGACGGTACATAATGTACCCAAAAGCAACAGCGAACAGGCAGGACGCCCACGAAGTAGCCGCCGGTGGCGTATGAATGACCGGATGATTCGCTGACAGGTATCTTCGGGAGGGGTTGCGGTTTGGAGTGACTACCAATCCAGCGCGCTCACCTGGTGAACACGGTCCAGTCCAACCCACTGGCACCAGCTATGAAACACCGTAGGGTTGCCAGCTAGTCACTGGCACCCCGCCCGAAGATACCTGTTTAACCTGTACACCTTGTGCGAGCAGTAGCTTTCGACCTTAACCGGGGGTGCGGCAGGTCGTCATAGATTCACCCCAGTTCGTAATGCGTATGCATTGGTAAGTACGCCGATCCGAACCGAGCTGGCTGGAAGGTCAGCACAAATTTAAAGATTGGCGAAAGCCGAAAGACTTGAAGGCGTTTTTCTCAGGTTTCGCGCTAAAGCATAGCGGGGAGAACCTGGGGCGGAGAGCAAACCCCGCGTGGCAGTCCGTGGAAATTGTCTGCACGTACCAACAAGCCGTCTGGCAGCGTAACTGCCCTTTGCATCAGCTTCGGTGAGGTGGCGCCGCCGAACCGGAGCTGATGAATCGTAAAAAGAATAAGGCCCGGACGATATCTGAGTGGCTTAAAAAACAGATGGGAGCTGGTGGAAGCCCAGCACACAACGAAGAGAGCATTGACGAGCAAGGCATAAGTGCTGGTTCGATTCCAGACAGTCCCATTCAGTTGGGAGGGTTGGGCAGCGAAAAGGTCCGTTCGATTCGGACACCGGCAGTGCTCTCTTCGTTGTGGTGAAGTGCAGCCCTTAGAGGTAACCAGAAGATAAGCATCTGGCGCCACAACCCAATCACGTAGCCAGCGTGGTACCAGGAAGTAAGAAAGCTGTGTGTAGTCTTGGCGGTACCAGGGTCTTCAACCTGACAAAAGGGGGACGAAGATAATGTTCTACCTCGGTACCGCCCTTTTTACGAAACAGACAAGGGCATCACCGGGCGACGGGCTCATAACCCAATCCACCCGGGCGGTTGCAGCCGCAGGTGCTCTTGTCTGTTTTGTGGAGAAACTAACAGGCGGTCGCTACCGCCAACTCGAGGGTTAAAACGATGAGTAATGACCGCATGACCGTAGTGCCCGATTTCCTGGGCGAACTGGATGCCGGCGTGTTCATGAACAAGATCGCTGCAGCGCTGAATACTACCGCGCTCGGCGTTCTGAACAATGGCAACAAAGGCAAGGTAGTCCTCACTTTTGATTTTGAGCGTATGGGTAACTCCGTCGAAGAGAAGCGCGTCAAGATCAAGCACAAGCTGAACTACAGCACCCCGACACCGCGCGGTAAAGCGTCTGAAGAGGACACAACCGAAACCCCTATGTGGGTCAACAAAGGCGGGAAACTCACCATCCTCCAGGAGGATCAGGGGCAACTGTTCGGGATCACCGGCGCGGTGGACGGAAAGCTTAAAGCGGCTCAGTGATCCGCAGCAACAAATTCACTGATACCACTTCGATCATCAGTTAATAAGGAATTTCTATGTCTCAGTTAGACAACGGCACATTTCAACAGGTAAAAGACCTGGTTCTTTCTGGCTACCATCTGAATGATATTCAGGATCTGGCATGTCCAACCGCATTGTTACCTCAAGGAACCAGCGTTGAAAGCCTCGAGCGTTTTTCTCTTGAGCGTTTCCGCTTTCGTGGCGCCATGACCACGACCAGCATTGATGACTTCGCTCGATACTCGAAGGGCTACGCCAGCGCCGCCGAACCCGCCCGTTGCTTTATTGACGCTGACAACATGACCGCCCGCTCGGTATTCAATATCGGCTCCCTGAACAATCCTGGACATGCCGATAACGTTGCCGCAATCACCCTGAAGAAAACAGCCCCGTTCCGCGCGCTGCTGCAGATCGATGGTCAACGTCTGAAGCAAAAGCAAATCGCCGAATGGCTGGAAGACTGGAGCGATTACCTGCTGGCGTTTGATGCTGATGGCAATACGATGCAGATTTCCCAGGCCGCCCAGGCTGTACGCCGTATCACTATCCAGCAGGCAACCCAGCAGGATCATGAAACAGGTGACTTCGCAGGTAAACGTTCGCTTATGCAAAGCGTCGAAGCCAGCAGCAAAGATGTCATGCCGGTGGCGTTCGAGTTCAAGTGTGTGCCGTATGAAGGGCTTGGCGAGCGCCGCTTTAGTCTGCGTAACAGCCTGCTGACTGGTGATGAGCCGAGCTTTGTTCTGCGTATCGTCCAACTGGAAGCCCAGGAAGAAGCGATCGCCAACGAGTTTCGCGATCTGCTGATCAGTAAATTCGACGGTGAATCAGTAGAAACCTTCATCGGTAACTTTAAAGCGTAATTGCTCAGCATTAAATCCCCGGCGCCGCGGGGATTTATTGAAGCGTAATTCCTTTATATATCGCCATCTGGCGAGGGATTCGTGCAACCAAAAATCGTGCGGTGCAGCGCACCAATTAAGGAGAACTAACGATGAGTTTTATCCAGACTCTTTCCGGTAAGAAGTTCGATTATATCAACTCCACCATTGACGATATTGATATCGAGGATATCGCCGGTGCGCTTTCAAATATCTGCCGCTTCGCGGGGCACCTGTCGGAGTTTTACAGCGTGGCGCAGCATTCCGTTCTGTGCAGTCAACTCGTGGCGCCAGAGTTCGCCTTTGAAGCACTGATGCATGACGCGGCAGAGGCGTACTGCCTGGACATCCCAGCCCCGCTGAAAGCATTGTTGCCAGATTACCGCCGGATCGAGACGCGCACGGATCAACTGATCCGCCTTAAATTCGGCCTGCCGCTCGACGAGACATACCTCGTTAAATATGCCGACCTGACCATGCTCGCGACCGAGCGCCGGGATCTGGATATCGACGACGGTTCCATATGGCCGATTCTGGAAGGTATTCCACCAACGGATTTATTCGAAATTCATCCTTTGCGCCCCGGCCAGGCCTTCGGCCTGTTCATTAACCGGTTCAATGAACTGATGGAGCTGCGCCAATGCGCCGCCTGAAAGTAAAAGAGCTCGTTGCGGAGGCGCATGCCTCCGTACCGGAACTACCAGAAAAGCATGGGCGGCTTATGAAAGAGGTCGCTACACGACTGGAAGCAACCTATGCAGCGTTAACCGAGTCTCTGGCTCGGCTGGATCAACAACGTGAAGGTAATGCGCAATGACCGTATTCGAATACGTCCAGGCCCATCCCAATACCACCAGCAGCGATATTGCCAAAGCGCTGCACAGAAGGACACCTGTCGTGGCCGGCGCACTATCGCAACTCTACACCACTGGCCACATCGTAAAAACTGGAGTTCGTGGTGGCGCACCAACATACCGCGTTAATGATCTGCCATTCGGCTGCAGTAATCCTCTGACGCTGATGTTTAATCAGTTGCTTGCTCACGTAAGGCAGAAATCTGTGTTGAACGTGTCGAGCAGAATTGATATTTAAAATTAAGCCCGGGTGCAGCCGGGCTAAGTGGAGATGACTATGCTGAACCTCGATTGTGTTCCCATTTCAACTTATTGCAAAGAGACAGGCGAAACTCCTGATGCGATCAACAAGCGCGTACAACGTGGTTTGTGGCGTGAAGGGGTTCAGGTGCTGAAAATCGAAGGCGTTAAGGAGAGATGGATTGATCTTAGTGAGGTTGCAAAATGGGCCAGACAAAATCGCCTAAACTCCCGCGCGGCGTAACCATCAGGAAACATCGCAACGGTGAAACCATCAATATTACCTTCACTTATAAAGGGGTTAAATGCCGTGAGCCCCTCTCTAATCTGGACGTAACCCCAAAAAACATCAGATACGCCGAGCGTACACTCGGCGAAATCCATAACAAGATAGAAAGGGGAACGTTTGTTTATGCGGAATACTTTCCCCGTTCAACGCGGTTAAAAATCTTCGGCAACGCTGCCACAGGCAAAACAGTGAAGATGTATCTGGACGAGTATCTGGTGATCTGCGAAACGAGGAAGCTATCCCCTTCGACAATTGGCGGGTACAAGAAATGCAGAAGCGCGTTGTCATCACTTCATATTTTTCCTGCAAGTGAATTGACGCCGGCCGCGTTGAAGACATGGATCCAGAGCCAGAAAACAACATTGAAGACCATCCGAAACCAGCTGTCATTCCTGCGTTCTGCTTTGGATGAGGCGGTGACTGATGGTGTGCTTCAGATTAACCCTGTATCACTGGTAACAGCTTCACGGTACCAAAGTGATAAATCAGAGGCAGAAAGTAGTTATGTGGTTGATCCGCTATCACCAGCAGAAGTAGACGCTTTGCTCTACTCTGCTGGCAATAAGCAGTGGGAGAATCTTTTCAGGTTCGCTATCCAAACCGGATTGCGTAGTTCTGAACTGTGTGCTCTTCGTTGGCGTGATATTGACTTTGTAGGGAAGACAGCCCACGTCCAGAGCGCCAGTGTCGTTGGTGTGATCAAAGGGACCAAGACAAAAGCAGGTACCCGTAAAGTTGAACTGACAGATGAAGCAATGTTGGCTCTGATAAATCAGAAACCGTTCACCTTCATGAAGGACGCTACTGTCTTTGAAGATCCAAAGACCAATAAGCCGTGGGCAAGTGCTGATGCGATAAGAAAAAAAGCATGGGTACCAACTCTACGAAAAGCAGGCATTCTGTATCGTAACCCATATCAGACAAGGCATACCTTCGCCACCAGCCATATCAGCCGTGGGGCCAACCTATTCTGGTTAGCAACCCAAATGGGCCATAAAGGACCGGAAATGCTCTTCCGACATTATGGTCGTTATCTTAAAGAATATGACAACTCAACATCCATCAAAATATTGAATAAAAAGAGTATATAAATGATAATCCTCACTTTCTTGTGGAGTGAGGATGGTTAAAATGGCGGCAGAAAGTTGGGTTACAATAGGTGGATTTATTGCAACAACTGCTTCAGCAGTTGCAGCTTTCTTTGCCGTAAAACAAACCATGCTACAAAGAACAATTTTGACCAAACCACAACTAATTATTAATTCGCAAGAAGTAAAAACCCTACATACCTCAGATAGCATTTTTAGATTAAAATTTGAAAATACGGATTTTTACAATGACATACCTATTACAATAAAAAACGTTGGGTTAGGTACAGCTTTGAACATAAATTACAATTGGACTTTCGACTATAAAAATACAGCTAAGCGTTCAGATATCATTGAAACAAATAAAAATCAAATGCATGCCCTGTTAAAAAAACAATCTCAAACAGGAGAAAGATACTTTGAATTATCTGATGACAAGGAGTCAGATTTCGTATACTTCCAGTTTTACAGATACGGGATTTCAAAGCATTATGGGATAAAAAGAGAGCATAAAGAACTTGAATATATTATGCCAGTGACACAAGAAAACTCTCCTTCAAAAATAGAATTCCCAGCATTGATACTTTTACTGCTGTCTGAAATGGCATGTTCAGAAACTGCGTCACATGATGCTTTTTTTAATATAATGGATGCAGGACAACTAATCATTAAATATGAAGATATTTCTGGAAATAAAAAAACAATAAGATTCAGATGTACCTTACAATTAATAAGGTTCCAAAGTAAAACTGAAAATGGACCTAGTTCAACTTTTAGAATCGAGTTCAATCGAATCCATTCCGAGTCCAGATTAGGACTGCAAAGGCTACGCAAAAGCTACGCGGATTTCATGAATAAGTATGATTTAAATAAAAACAAATAATTACAATCATTCGGACGCGTGTTCAACTCCCGCCAGCTCCACCAAAATTCTCCATCGGTGATTACCAGAGTCATCCGATGAAGTCCTAAGAGCCCGCACGGCACAAGCCCTGCGGGCTTTTTTGTGTCTTGAATTTGTCCTGCGAAGTCCGAAGAAAACTAATTAAATCCGAACCTTTTAGGCACCTTGTTAGGCACCTCATAAAGCTTTATTGTTTTTGAGGTGCCTAAAACTATGGAAACCCGGCAATGGCAAGACAAACCAAACCTTTATCCGTTAAAGAAATCGAATCCGCCAAACCCAAAGAAGCGGACTATGTTCTCTATGATGGCGATGGCCTTGAGCTACTCATCAAATCCAGCGGAAGTAAAATCTGGCAGTTTCGCTACATTCGCCCTGTTACCAAGAAACGTGCGAAAAAGAGCATAGGCCCCTACCCGTCAGTTACCCTTGCCGATGCCAGAAACTACCGGGCAGAGTCTCGCTCTCTCCTGGCGAAACAAATCGATCCACAGGAACATCAGCAAGAACAACTGCGCAGTTCGCTGGAAGCTAAAACCAACACTTTCCAACTCGTAGCTGAACGTTGGTGGAATGTGAAGAAAGCCAGTGTGACAGAGGACTATGCTGAAGATATCTGGCGCTCTCTTGAGAGAGATGTTTTCCCTGCGATTGGCGACGTTAGTGTTACAGATATTAAAGCTCACACACTGGTTCAGGCCGTCCAACCGGTTCAGGCCAGAGGAGCACTGGAAACCGTTCGTCGCCTGTGCCAGCGCATTAATGAGGTCATGATCTATGCCCAAAACACAGGGCTGATTGATGCTGTTCCCAGCGTTAATATCGGTAAAGCCTTCGAGAAGCCTCAGAAAAAGAACATGCCCAGCATTCGACCGGATCAACTACCTCAGTTAATGCAGACAATGCGAACAGCCAGCATTAGCCTTTCCACACGCTGCCTGTTCATGTGGCAACTTCTTACTATTACCCGCCCTGCCGAAGCGGCTGAAGCTCGCTGGGAAGAGGTAGACATAGAAGCGCGAGAGTGGAAGATTCCTGCAGCACGCATGAAAATGAACCGCGACCATACTGTTCCATTGTCAGATGAAGCAATTGCGATACTAGAGATGATGAAGCCGTTAAGTGGAAATCGAGAATTTATCTTTCCCAGTCGCATCAAGCCAAACCAGCCTATGAACAGTCAGACCGTAAACGCATCGCTAAAACGCGCAGGTTTTGGTGGGGTGCTTGTTTCACACGGGCTACGATCTATTGCTAGCACTGCCCTTAATGAACAAGGCTTCCCACCTGATGTTATTGAAGCGGCGCTGGCTCATGTGGACAAAAATGAAGTACGTCGCGCTTACAATCGCAGTGACTATCTTGAGCAACGTCGCCCAATGATGCAGTGGTGGGCTGACTTCGTTATGGCTGCTGATCACGGAAGTATGATTGAGGTAGGTATGAAAGGAATGAGGTTAGCGGGGTAACGGATAACTAATAACAGTTCCTGCTTTAATATAGTGCTAAATGAGGCTTTAAATTTCATCCCCGTAAGCGCCAAAAACGGAAGTTGGTATTTTTTACCAAGTTGAAAGATGCTTACTGATGTGCATGCTAAACCCGTGGCTATCCAGATTCAGTTATCGTTTCTGAAATCAGGTTGTTAGACAGTAAAACGGGTCGAAGGACGACCCGTTTTACTTATTCGAAAACCCGCTCGCCATCCGCTGGGAAAAAACCATCCGCAGACTTTACCGTGTAATCTAATGCGCTTAATACCGGGCTGATTTCTGGACGATGAGCAGTGCACACTACCACTCTGAATCCGAAAGCCAGAAATACAGACTGGTTCGAGAGCGGGACGTGCCGCTGCTGTCTTGATCTGGAGCTTTCGGCTACCTTCCATAGCCACCGATTAGCTCCATAGCGATCAGTCAGTCCGCAATGAACCCACGGTGGCGCCATTTCGCCCGCACGAAATCCTTGAAGTTGTAATCCTGTCCGAGATTGAGTCCATCGGCGTGATCGCAGACGATGATCTGTGGCATCACGCCCGTCTCACGCGCCGTATCATCACAGAATTGTGCCATCTGCGTGAACATGTTCGACACAGCATCGATGTCATCATGCAGTTCTGCACCTTGGGTGTCCTCGGCCCGCAAATTCTCGGCTTCGAACTCCTCGCCCTCATCTTTGGAAGGGAAGTACACCTGAGTGGGTTGATCCAGAAATAGTATGGGGGGGATTGCACATTTGTCCCCCCAAGCAGCGAACTGGTAATGTAGCGCCATGAACAGGGTGAGGTGTGAGTACACCCAGTTGGCACCACTGCCCATCGAGCGGAGAAACACTTTCTTGTGCGCCTCTTTCTCGTGCCACAGGTCAAAGGTATTAATATCAAATCGCAGGGAGCCCTTCCTGTAGGTCTCCTCGAAATGGAACCGCTGACCGATCTCCTTCATTTTTTTGTTGATATCCCTAGATAACCGATCCAGCTCGATATCAACGTCATACTTATCCAGAAGCTCCTGGTACTTCTTGACCTGCTCTGCCCAATACGCCTTCATCTTCTTGAGGTCAGATGGCGGATTCTCGATGAACTCATCGATAGCGATCTCAAGTAATAGCTTGGCCTTTTTCGGCGCATCTTCGAGTGAGCTTGCTTCTGCAACCCGCCTATCATGCTCCTCGAAAGGTTTGAGCGAGGTTTGAACGTTCCTCAGCTTCAGCCGAATTTCCTTGATCTCCTTTTTCAGATCACGACTCTCCTGCCCCAAGCTCTCTCGGGCGTAGGAGGAAAGCCTCAACTCGGTGTTGAGCCACTCAATCGCCTGAGTGAGTTTGTTCGCCTGATCTTCGGGAATGTCGGAGTGCGACTCACAAACGGGGCAGAACGTGTGATCAAAGCTCGTGGAACGAGGGACTGTCAGTGACGCATACGAGGTGCCGATCCCCTTGACCTGCTCGACAGACCGTTCCAGCAGGTTCAGCCGGCCAATGGCTGAGCGTAGTTCGGCCACGAGCTTGGCTTTCTGGTCACGCAAGGAGTTGAGGGTTTTCTCGTAGTCGTCGGCTAGACCATCCACAAAAACTGGGGTAGCGAGCATAAGCCTGAGCGCTTCCTTTGGCTTAAGGAAAATTTCATCTGCCGTCATGTCGAAGAGGGGCTTTCCTGCAAGAGCTTGGTACTGATCCAGCAGTCTGTTGAATTTCGCGATGGTCATCTCTCGCGCTTTATCGTCTTTCGGTATTTTCAGCTCAACACGCCGAAGCTCATAGGACGCCTCGGTCAGATCTTTATACACATCAAAGTAATCTTCCTTCACGATCCCCATGAGAATCTTGAAGTGGTCGATCGCCTGGTCTCGTTTAACCTTCTCATCGAAACGGTAGAAAATCGCATGCTTATTCGCGACCAGATTCTGGTGCTGCAGCATAAATGACGGGAAGCTTCGCACGGACGGCGTCGCACCTTTGGCCCCCGTGACCTGCTTATACATTGGGTCTGTATCAATGTTCTCCATCGTGATACCGAAGAACTTGCCTAGGCTCTTCAAGAACTGATCTTTGTGAATATAGTATCGTTCATCGAAGAAGTATTCGACGCGTCCCATGAGCTCAAGAATGTTGTCCGCCTCTGTCCCAGTGACTTCACGCAAGAAGCAGCGTTTGGAAGCTGCTGTACGCCCTGTTACCAAAGTCAGCGTAGGGAATTGCAGGACGGTGAAAAATGTCTTGCCGCGCTCGGTCAGCTTGCCATCAGGGATAGTGTCTTCGCTGCTGCCCAGGCAATAGTCGAAGATCTCCAGGATAGCACTCTTACCTGTCGAAGACTTCCCGGTAATGATGTTCAGACCCTGAGTAAGCTCCACAGCATGAATCCGGTCGTCTTTGTCAACGACGCCGATATACCTTACATAGCAGTTCATAGCGATTTCACCCCCAACGACCTGTAAACAGAAACAACATTTTCACCTTTAAACACAATAGCGAGCTTTCGTGCGTATTTGATGAGCTGGGCATTAGCATTTTCTTCCCTGATCTTACCTTGGGGTTCCACCGACATGTCGTCATTGACCTTGATGCTTTTCTCGGAGGTAAGGATGAGCAGGGAAGCATGGGTGATTGGCTTGTATTCCTCGATCCTGGCCTCCAATCCAAGAACACGGCTTGGCTCCTGCATCAGCGTGCGCAATGAGCTGTTTTTCTTGGCATAGTTCAAGAACTTATGCATGGGCTTGTATGTCACTAGCGGCAGCACTAGGTAGCTAAGAAGGATGTCCTTCTCTGTCGGATCCCAGTGGTCATAGAACGAGTGGATGATGGGAGCGAGAGCAAATGGCGTCCGGCGCAAGGTATATATGTAGTCGGCAGCGTTCAGGTTCACGGCCATAGTCTCCAGTAAAACGTTTTGTCTTCATCATCGGTTTTCACATCAGCCAGCATGTGGTAGATGCCGTTTCGAAAGTCCGCCGTCGTATCTTCAAAGGTGTTTAGCTGCACCACGGTTTCGGCGTGCTGTTTGTAGAAGAACTTCAGCGATTGGCGCTGCAACTGGATGGGGCATGTCTCATCCATGCAATCAACCATCGCACACAGGCGTCCGTCCAGATGACGATCAAGGTGGTTTTTCTGGTAGCGCTTGACGTCAAATTCAGAGGCCAAGTTGTCGCTGTAAAGCTCATCAATGACCTCACCCGCAATGAGCAATTGCAGAGCGGCCTGCTTGATCCGTGCTTCACCACCGATCTCTCGAATTTTCTGGACGAAAGGCCGGTCAGCAATTTCATCTAGATCAATCTTCTGCTTCAGAGCGTCGGTATCGACCTCCGGAAAGATGCTCGAATGTTTCATGTAGCGCTTGGTCAGATCAACAAACTTGGCGGTGAACTCCTCGCAGGTGATCTCCCAGCCAGTATTGATGTACCGCGAGCTGCCAATGAAGCCCAGGATGTCATCCATGAAGGTCTGCTGCTTCGACTCCCGTATGACCCTGAGTTTGTCCACCTTATAGGCATGGAGTCGCTCGTTGAGCGAAGGTGAGCCGGTGATGAATACCGCGCGCTCCAACACCTCCAGCAAATCGTCTCTGATTGCCAGATCCATTACCGACCGCTGCAACTGTAGGGTTTCCGATGGCTCCGTCGCCCTGGAGGCGGCAAAGCGCTGCTCGGCACCGTCGTAGATCGCAAGCAGTAAAGCGAGCTTTTCGCCAGCGGTGGAGCAGTTCCAATCGGTCAGGGTGGACTTGGGTGAGTACTCCTGGTTCGTCAAGAGTATCAGGCTTTCGTAGGCCTTATGGTCAAACGCTTTATTCAACCAGTTATTCAAGGTGTTCCAGATGTTCTGGTGGCCATCTCTCAAGGTATCGGCATATAGCTTGACCTCCACCTGAGCCACATCCTCCAAGGTTACATCGCCGTACACCTCGACCCAGAGGCGTTTCCCCTTCTCCAGCTTATGGCAGTACTCAAGCGCAACAACTAACTGATACGTAAGGGCTTCGAAAAGCTTCGAAGCATCAAACGGCAATTTCTCTGACAATTTATCCATAAACATTCCATGACCGACTTCAGAGGCAAGAGCGACCATTACACTGAATGCACTCTAGCGTGATGATCCATATTCCTGGAAACGCCGACTGAGACTTTGCCACCAACTTGACCAGTCTCAAATACTATATAAAAAGACAGTAACTGCGACGGTTTTACAACCCAATATAACTGATAAATAACCAGTTAACTCAATTGACGCCATCAAATAATAGCACTGCAAACCAAGTGTTCGCAAAGGGCTTTCATTTATTAGGGGATAACTTCTAAAAACTATCAAAGGGATAACGCTTACTGCTCATGTGTACCTCTCTTTAAGCCATTTTAAATGACTCTAAGGTGTCTGTTAAATCCGTGGCGATTCAACCGCCGAGATGACTGTGAACAGATTTCCAAGGAGAGTAACTCAGGCAACCAAGCGAGAGACGTGACCACTCCGCCTACTACAGCATATCTAGTGTGATCGTTGTCACTGTCAACGATAAAAAATCCGCCAACCCACGATGATTGTGGCTATGCACCTAGCCGGATGATACCGGTGCTACACCAATATGACGATGTCGAGCTCATGCCATATCGATCCGATCCCGAGCTTATCACTCAGGTATTTTTCTTGATCAGATATTGCTAAGATGATCGGCATAGAACAGTCTGGATTGATTACCTTCTAAGGGTCTATTATTCGGCGCAGTTACTTGGAAAGTATAGCACATTGCAACTAGTAATTTTATAACATCTATGTGCGAGGGATGAATATGCAAGGTTTAAATTATCTATCGGAAGTGGAAAAACTAAAACTATTTAAAAATATTCGAATCGGAATGAGTTCTGAGGAAGAGTTTGATGTTTTCCTTTCCTCAGTTGAGGATAATAAAAACAAAGACGAAATAAAAAGACGTATTAACGGTTTGTTTTTAGAGGACGAATTCGCTTTACTGTGTTTTTTTATGGAAGTATGTTCAAGTCTAACATCTTTAGGCCAATCACCAGTAAATAACATTGATATTAAGGTGCCAGATTATCTGGCTAGTTTTTATATGCCAAAGGGTAAGGAATTGAAATGTTTTATTGAGGTAAAGACGAGCAATACTCTTGAAACTAAAAAATTATCAAACTCTTTCTTAAATAAGTACAGTGTGTTTTGCCATAGATTTCGACACCCCTTATTCATTGCATCTCGCATACATCAAAACAATCTTCTTTTCTGGATATTGCAAAGTGAGCATGAATTTATAGACTCTGGCCGAAAAACAGAGGTGAGTAATTTAACGAATAATAGTGGCTGTATTCTTTTAGATGATTGGTTTGTTTCCACGATAAATGCTTTAACAGTGACGATACAATTTAGCGAACACCCTTTAGTATCTCAGGCCAGATATGAGGATAAAGGATATTTACATCAAATTACCGTATCACAGAAGTATGGTGATAAGATTTGTAAATTTAGTCTTAATGAGAAAGAGTTTGTTTTAAATGCCTTCCTTGATGAGTTTCAGTCCAATGACATTTATCTTAAAGAAAAAAATATCTTAATAAGAGAAATCCCTGAATTCTCTTCAGATCTATTAAGCAGTTTATTACTAAAAATGAATATGAGAGTGATTGATTCAAACAGTCCTGACGATAGGTTAAATGCCAGTAGAATGTTGGTTAAAATAGAA